CAATCATTTAATTAGGCCAAAACCAACTTTTGATTTTTTTCCAAATTTTTTTAATCATTTTTCTTTTCCTCTATTTCGTAGAAGAATTTATCAGTGTCTTCAGTTCTCCACTGAGTAGAGTCTTCTACATTCCATTCAGATGTCTGCACTTTCCAATCTGGGATAGTATCTTTCACCGTAAAAGATGGTATGTCCCAAATTAATCTATTGTTAGGTTGTGCTGCATAATTACCATCATCAAGGGCAAGTATGTGAGCGCACTTATGCTCGTGCGGAATTTCTGAATGATCAGTGTCTATTATGTTAGCGTCTGGATGTGCAAAGTCAATAGTAAATAAATATTTACCTCTATGCCATTTTTTGTCTTTACCTATGTATTTTCCTGATTGTGATACTAGAAAATCCCAGCTAGTGACAGCAGGATAATAAGAAAAACAATTCCAAAGCTGAAGTTCATCCAGGCGTCTTTTTGGAACTTTCTCTGGATCGAATCCTCTCTGAATAAATGCTGAGATAGGTAATCTATAAAAGACAGCACCATTTTCCATAATGGCATGAAATAAAATAGCCCTCCCTTCAAGAGCCGACATACCAAAGATAACACAATCTTCAACTTCTCCGTGATGTTTTTTACAATCATATAAATATTCTCTTTTTATTTGCGCATAGGTTGCTGGTATGTTTGCATTTAAGTAAGCCATGCTTGTATACTATCATCAAAATCCTTATAGTCTATTGTAATTTCGTCACCTATCATGATGTCTTTCAACGCAATACCTTCATCGTTTACACTTGGATCTGTGCTATGATTCATATACTTTTCATTATCAATACCCACTACAAATATTTTTGATCCTAGTTCTCTTTCATAGGAATGAGTATCAATGAATTTAGCGAGAGCTAGAGGCATACGTGGTAAGTTTTCACTATTAAATTCTATTTCAAACTCAGGTCTAACTTCTTTTATCTTTTCTCCTTTTTTTGCATTTTCTTTTGCAAAAACACCTACTCCATGTATTTCACTCTTATCTAGATATGTATCTATTAACAACATTATTTAATTGTTCCCCAGTTTGGTCCAGTTTTACAATCAACTTTATTTTTAATTTCTAATTTTATAGCTTTTTCCATTGTTTCTTGAACCGTGATCCGTGTTTCATTATTCTTAATTGATACACAAAGTTCATCGTGTATTTGTATATGAGGCACTATACCTTTTTCATATAAATCTACCATGGCCTTCTTTGTCATATCTGCAGCTGATCCTTGAACCAATTTATTTAAAGCTTTGTAAGTAAAAGCAGGAGCAAAGTATTGAGCAAACCAAGAATTTCTTCCCTCTGTTGTGAGTTCTTCAACTTTACCTTTTCCACCATCAGCCTTAGACCATGATTTAGAGTTAAATTGTAATTTAAATTTTTCCCATGCTGCTTCTTTTGACATCAGCCTAGGTGCAATCCAATCACCTTGATAAGTAATCTCACCAGTCTTTTCATTTTTTATTTCCTTAGCCTCTGGATCCCATTCCTCAAACTTACGTTCTTTATTATTCCATCTTTTATTTACGCTTTCATAGGTATCAAATCTACAAAACCTATCTTCAAGAGTAAAAACTAACCTATGTTTTTTTGCAAACCCCATTAAATTATCTGACAATTCTTTTACAAAAGGGACTTTGTCATGATACGTGTCAAACAGCTTCTTAGCATCTGCTTGGTTTAAATTTAATTCTGCCTGTAATTTACCCTTACCCATGCCATAGAATAAACCTAGATTGATTGATTTTGCCTGTTTCCTGGGAATATTAGCCATGTCAGCAACGATTTGGTGAAAGTCGGCCTCATCACTATCAAATTTATCTGCTAGCTCCTGCGTCTCTGATAGGCCATGTTTTATGGCATAATGCACTACAATACGTGGTTCCTGTTGTGAATAGTCAAATGATCCCCACTGATGTCCCTCTTCAGGTAAAAATAACTCTCGCATTTTTTTACCATAGTATCCTTTAGCAGGTATCTGTTGCAGATTTGGGTTACTCATTGAGAATCTCCCTGTTACTGTTCCCCCTGCATCTGATCGTATTTGATTTATATCTGCATGTATTCTACCATTATGAATATATCCTTTTAGTCCCTCTATAAAAGTATTAACAGCTTTATCTGCCTCTCTTGCTTTTGAAAGCATTCTTAAAAATCTATTTGCATGAGTTTTTAAATAATCTTTTGGAAGTTTTGGCATACCAGATTTAGGTGTCTTTTCATAATTAGTTATGTTTTGATTTTTTAATAAATCTTTTACAGAGTTTGCTGCCCATAATTGAACATCTATCTTAGTATGTTTCTTAATAATATTTAATAAATTATCTCTTCTACATTTAAGTTTTTTTCCAAAAGACTCTAATTTTTGTGTATCTATTCTAACTCCCTTAAACTTCATATCTACCAGACAAGGAAATAATTTTGTTTCTAATTCAAATATATTTCTACAAGTTTTTTCTTCAATTATAATATCATTTCCATTTTTATCTTTTTTTCTTTTCCATTTCTTATTTTTTTTGTCAAACTCTTGCTCGTATTTAGTAAATAACACCTTATCTAGTTTTTCATTAAATACATTCCATAGTCTTAAAGTCAGACTAACATCTTGTTTTGCATAGTCTTTTACAACGTGAGAAGGCAGTTTATGCATGTTAGACATAGGATCTCTTTGCATACCACCAGACCATTGAAATGTTTTTTCTTGTAAGTCATATTTATATTTTTTATCGTCTAATATGTCTTTTGCCAAAGCATCTAGAGAATATTTAAATCTATTTTCATCAATAACAGATGCAGCCACCATGGTATCGACTATACGACCTTTTAACATCTTACCAGTCTCTGCTCTTATCCAACAAACATCATAGATTGCATTGTGAAAAACTTTTGTAATATTTGCATTTTGCAATATTTTTTTATTCATCTGGTCCCAAAAATTTTTCTTTTCTGAATCAGATTTTATATGGTCCGAATGATGTAAAGGGAAATAAACCGTATCTTTACTTGTAGCTACAGCTATACCTGTAATAAAACCATCACCTCTTATTGCACCTAGTCCTTTTGTTTTTAAATTAGGATCATAAGTTTCTATATCGAGCGCTACGGTATCTATACCATTTAAATCTAAATCCTCTGGTGTATTACACATTCTCAATGTCTTTCAGTCTTTTAATTTCTAATTCACAATAATGAATTATTTTTTCTAAGTCTTTTATCTTATCTTTTTCTATATATCTACAAACATATTTTATAACACACCCTTGAAAAAACGTAAGTCCATTTTTTGAAATAAACTCATAGGGTTGTATTGGAAAAAATTTATAGTGCGATCCTCCAATTTGTTTGTCTTGAGGAAAAGCTTCCTCTAACATATTTTTATCTGTCATATATCCTCCTTTATGGTTTTAATATTTCCCTTCTATGATTTTGTATGCCTGCTAATCCACCAGGCATTTTCTTAAAATTAGAAGTTCCTATACTCCAACAATCTATCTTACCTCTGCTGTAAGCTACGTAAGCTAGTCTTATTGGTTCGTACACGTCTCTTTCTCTTTTGTATACAGAGAGATCAACAATAACATTATCATAAGTCAAACCTTTTACTTTGTGTATTGTATCGTGTTCAACTCTAGGCATTTTTTCTGTATTCATTTTGTTGCGTAATACTTTTCTTATAAAAGGTATTTTTTCAATTAAATCTTTTTTAATTACTACTTCTGAAAAATCTGTGTATTGTTTAGCTTCAGGTTTAATAAAACCCATTTCAATAAATTCTTGAATATTATATTCTTTATCAATCAAAGGTTTTAACTTATCAACATCACCTTTTCCATAAACTTTTACTGCTTGACCCATCAAAGGCCAATAGTCTATAATTTGTTTTTTAGAAACTTTATCGTTTAAAAAATTGCTCCATGTTTTAAAACATCTAAAATCTTTTCTAGAAACATGTGGATTATCGTTAGAAACTAATTTATAATCTATGCCCACATTTTGTAAAAATGAATTAATTGTTTTGTGGGTTGGGTTGCCTCTGTATGTAAACAAAAAAGTCTCTTCTGTATTTAATATTTTATTAATCAATATTTCACTAGCTTGACAGCTTTGCTCTATACTAGGTATCCAATAAGAGTTACCAATAACACCTTCTACAGGACTCCAGGTTCTTACTGCGTTAACACCCCACTTATCCCAAACAGGAGCTATAATGTTTTTACAAATTTCATTAATAGTTTTTCCACATCTTAAACCTTTTTTAAGTTCGTTAGCTTTTGCTTCTGGTGTGCTTGCTAGTTTGTAAAAAAAATCAGGATCAGAACCAGCATACTCATGAATTGTTTGGTCAGGATCACCTATGAAGATAAATCTTTTTGCATTTGTAGCTGCTTTTTGTAAAGCTTTTATTTGTGGCTTACTACAATCTTGTGCTTCATCTACTATTAAAATATCTATATTAGTTGGAATTTCTGCACGAAATCTAAAATTATCTATCATGTCTTCAAAAGACAGTTTCTTATGATTTTCTCTAAAAGCATCATATTTTTCTTTTAATGGTTTTAAATGATATTTATTGTAAGGCGCATAAGATTCTGTATTACACACTTGCCAATATTGATCAAAAGTCATTTCTTTACCATGTGCATGAGAAGAAAAAGCGTATAAAGGATGTTTGTCCCATTTACCATTCCAATGTCTCATTACTACGTTTTCATTACAAAATTTTTCATGCTCTGCTTTTTCATACTTTTGTAGAGGTAAATACTCTGCTCTAAAATAAGAATGAATCGTGCATATTTGATCTTCAAGTTTTGTATCAGGAATGTCTTTTAATTGTGGTAAATCTTTAACAGCTTTTACAATTTGTTCCGCTGCAGTATTAGTATGAGATAAAACAACTATTCTATCCCATTTATAACCAGCCTCTAAAAATTCTGCGTATCTCTTTTTTAACCATACGTGAGTTTTTCCTGTGCCTGGTGGACCCGGTACAAATTCTGGTATTTTATTCATTTTCAAGTTTTGCTGCATCATCTATAACAATGCATTCTCCTTCCCAAATAAGTTTATTATTATCAATAGGCTTCCCGTGTATCTTCCAAGATATACAAGACTTCCCTTTGTACTTACCTTTATATTTTCCAGCTTTTAAAAACTTTGCAATAAGATGTACGAGGTCAACTCTTGTCTGATTTTTACCATAAGTTATTCTTTGTTTAGCTAACTCTTGTTCAAAATTATCTAAATTAAATTCAATCCAATTTTGATCTTTATTATAAAAAGGTAGCTTATGTATAGCTAGTTGATCTTTAGCTGTATAAACACCTTTTGTATCTAGGTAATTTAAAAATATAGATTTCCATCTTGCTTCCTCTTCTGCCTCTTTTACATATTCTTTAGATTGAGTTCTTGTAGCAAATTTAGCAATCATCATTTCTTCAAATTGTTTTGCCTTTTGTCTTGGAATCCAAGCCTTTGCTTGACTCATTGCTTTGTCATAAAAAACTTTTTGATTCATTAAAGATTCACCATCGACCCAAACTTTTCTTTCAACTATTTCATCTTTTTCTGGTACGTTTAAATAAACATTATATCTATTTGCTCCATACTCTTCTATTCTATCTATCATATCTTTAGATATTTGATTTGTTAGATCTTGAAATATACCAATCCAATTAAACAAACCTTGAATGCCTCTATGACTATAACCTGTTAATTCTGTAATTTTATTTACACCAAACTTTCTATCAGTTTTAGCAGTGCTCGATCCTTTATTAGATCTTTCCTTTACATCATCGTTTGCTGCTTCTGCTATTCTAGCTATAAACACATTAATTTGTTCTTCTGTCCAATCAGAATTTTTTAAAAGTATGCCTGCAATAGCTGTGCAATATTCGTCTCTTTTTCCTTGCCCAGGATATATAATTGTTAGTGCAGTTGACAAAGCAACCTTACCAACATCCAAAGATAAGTTGCCATCGTATTCTTTTATGCCTTCAAATTTTTCCCACTTAACATTTGTTTTTGATTTACTATGTAAAGATTCAGGAACTATGGTATATCTTTTTCTCTCAGTTCTTAATTCACACAACATTGCACCATGTGGAAAATCTTTGTAATCTCTTTGAAACTCTTCTGGTAAACTAAATTGTTTAAATGGTATTTTGTTTTTATTAGACCAAAGATAGTGACTAGATGGGTTACCATCTCTTCCAAATACAGCACCACAATCTTTTATATAATAAGGTATAAAATTTTTTATTAAGTCATTATCGACATCTAAATCCACGTCTTGATCAAGTCTTAGGGCTATTTCTGCTGTTCCGTGATCCCTGTTCCATATGTCTTTCTCTACTTTAAAATCTTCATGAGTATAACCCGTTATACCTTTCTTAGGTTTACCTTTATAACAAGGTATAATAACCCTGCCCAAATTTAACCAATCCTCATAATTTATAGGTTTAATATTCACATTTGCCTTTCAATAAAAAATGGGCGAGTCTACTCTCGCTTCCTCGCCCACCCCTGCAGGAAACTTATAAGCTAAACTCTTTGCTGTTAGTTTCTTTAGACTCTACTTTAGTCTTTACCTCACCTTTACCTACACTGATAGCGAAGTTTTTAGCCATGTTGTAAAGATCTGTTTTTTCAACAGGACCAACTTTTGATACATCCCAACCAAACCATGTTCCTTTGTCGTTAGACATTTGAACAGTTTTTAAGTTATAAATGTGGCTGTAAGTAGGCGGCGTGAATAAACCATTCTTACCTTGCATTTTTAAACCCATCATCATTGAGTTCCATTTTCTACTAACTTTTAATTGAGTAGACTTCATAGATATCAATGCTGTGCCTGGGTTTTTTCCGCATAACAATACAAAATGATTTGCAGTGTTATCAAGATAGTTACCATTTGGTAGTCTATCTTTGTAAGATTTATCTCTAGTCGTTTGACTAACGATATCACTATCTGCCTCATGAATAGCAACAGGAGCACCTGTACTTGTGCCTCTATCTTGCCATTCAACATATTGCCTTTTGTAGTGACAAGGTATTACATCGATAGAATCATACAACTCATTTGTAACGGTGTTGATTATTTTTCCAGGTTCTGCGCCCTCGACGTACTTACCATCTCTTTTATTTACCTCTGGAGATAGTTGTCCCAAAATTTTTAAGAAAGGTAACGCGAGGTCATCTTTCGACATATTTTGAGCACCCTCATTTGCATCAGCCTCAAATATATTTGTAGCTAATGCTCCAGCTTCTTTTTTTGTTGTTACTTGGTTCATGTTTATTTGTTCCTTTTTATTGTTGTTTTATTCTCCGAGAACACCCCGAAGATTTCCGTTGGCATTTCTTTTCCTGCCTCAAT